CTGACGAATTGGATCGGTCATTTGACCAACTGCTGAAACAAGCGTATCAATCATAGCACTCCAAGCGTCCGCTGCTGCTTCATTTTCTAAATTTGCAGCTACTCCGTCTTGCCATATTGATATAACATAGTTACTCTTATCTTCTTCATAGTAAATTTTCATATTTTCACCGAAAGAAGATTCAAAACCCGATTGCAAAATGTCCACTATTAATTTTTGCGTTTCTGATAGTTCAGACAATGGTTCTGTTGGTTTTTCAGTTGTTGCTTCTGTAGGAGCTTCTGTAGTTTCTTCCTCAGTAACAGCCTCGGTTGTTATTTCAGCAGTAGTTTCAACAGTTGATTCTTCCTTAGAACTATCTTTATTATCTGAATTACAAGCCGAAAGCGTTGCGAGCATCGAAATTGAAACGATAAAAGCCAATGATTTTTTTAGTTTTTTCATGCTGTCATACCTCTTTTTTAATCATATATTATGCCAGTAACATAATCAATTGTATATGAGTCAAAATCAACGGAATAAGTTGTAGCTTCCATTTTTCTCGTGGAATTTGGAGACATATCTCCAATATATTCATGCGTTGTATCTACCTCGTTATTATCCTTGTAAAGCGTTATATTTACTGAAACACCGCTAACAGTTTTATTAGATGTATTGGTGACATCTCCGATAATAGAAGTGCTGTAATCCCCTCTAGAAATTTTATCGTTTGTTACAGTAATATTCTTTTTACCAACTTCTTTTTGGTAATCATTCCATTGTTTTTGCTGTGATAAGTTTTTTTTAACAAAATCAGAATCAGCATCTTTATTGTTAATATTAAAAATTTGAAGAACGATTACAACTGCCAGTAAAACTATTATAGCAAGTTGCAATATAGTATTTAATTTTGATTTCATAATAAAAATTCCTCCAATAGCTTATTATATTATTTTTGTAATAAATCATTTTCTGCTTTAATCTTAAATAAAAGTAGATTTTTAGTCTGGGCGGTGTTCAGCACAATAGTAGCTAAACCATCTAATCCGGCAGATATCGCATAAAGTACTCCAGCACTAACACCAACTGATATTATTGATATAAGAAATGATATGAATCCGATTTCTTTCCACATAATTACAGCACTAATAGCACCAAGGATAAACAATACTATAGCCACATAGAGCATAACTTTGGATACACTTTCAAGTGTTTTATACGCAGGTGGATAGTTTTCATTTGTTCGTCTTAGTTCTTTTAACATTTCTTCTTTGTTCATTATGTCACAACTCCTTGATATGTAAATATAATGTTAAAATTATACCATACCGTATCAAATAAAACAATTCGCACATTATAAGAAGTATTTTATATAATTTTGTTAAAATGTGACAAAAATCAACAAAAATGAAAAAAATTGGCATGATATTTATTTATGATTGTTGCGTGTTAACTCAATAGCTATTACTTTGTTAACGACTTCTTTACTAATTTCATCTAACTTTCTATAATTTAATAATAACTCAGTTTCTTCTGAATCGTGTGCCACATTTTCATCCATTAGATTATATTGAAAATCATCTTGGTAAAGAAAATTTGCATCACATTTTAAAATTTCAAATAATTTAAATAGAATTTTTTCATTTGGGGAGCTTACATTACTTTCATAATTTCCAATACTCCCCTTTGAAATTCCTACTAACTTAGCTAATTCAGGTTGTGTTAATCCTAATTCTTCTCTTCTTTGCTTGATTCTACTTCCTATACTCATAAATACACCGTCCTTTAGCTAATAATATCATACAATTATTGCAATGTCAATAAAAAAATCTCAAATTTCTTGAAAAAATGTCTTGACATCTCAAGAATTATATGTTATTATATGCTTGTACCAAGAAACTTGAGAAAACTGAAAGGAGGCGATAATATGAACAACGTAGCTGAATATACACGTAAAATAATGAATGACAAAGGCTTAAAGCAAAAAAGCGTTGCTGAAAAGGCTGGATATTCCCAACAGCAGTTCAGCAATCTGTTGACGGGCAGAAAGTTTTTTGGCGCTAATGATGTATTGCGAATTGCAATGGCGTTAAAGGTTACTCCGAATGAACTCTTCGGAATCAACAACGAAACCAAGTCAGCTTAAGAAAGGAAAATTTAAAATGAACGAATATGAAGTTATACTAAAAAGTTTACAAGCTACGATTGGTAAAGAAACAATCAGAAAAATTTTAGAGCAGTTCAAGGAAATAGCGAAGAATAATAACCTTGACCGCTCTAACAATTTACTGCATGATGTACTTCAAATAGTAGAATATGAGCTTAATCATCCGTTTTTGGAAAATCGCAATCGATAAAATGCTTATGCGAAAATTCAATCTCAAAAAGCGGTTCGTGGTTTTCAATATGTGACTTGTAAAGTTCTTTATTTGCATCTACTACCGCTGCAAATGCATTAATAACTTGTTCAGTCATAAATTCATTCATAGATAAACCACAATGCTTACATTTAATAGGTTCATGAGTCACATCATTCCAGTATATTGGGAATTCTTCACCGCATTTTTTACATCGGATGATTGCTTTTGTAGCCATATTAACACCTCCCTTCAAACAAATTATACCATATTTTGACAGGGAGGGCAAGATTAAGATTAGATTAAAAGAAATCAAATCGGTATGAAAGGAGAATTTGAAATGGCTAATAAAATTAAAGAAAAAACTGATGTTCAAGTTGTTTTACTTCGACAGTTAAATGAACTTAGAGAAAAACAACTTAAACTATCAGTTCGAGATGTTAAGCGTTATACAAAACTTTCAAACGCAATTTGCGATACGGCAAAAACTCTTTTGACGTATTTTTAAATAAGCCACTTGCTTTAGGAGGAAATTATGAAAAGCCAAAAAAATCTCTCAGAAAGCAAAGTAGAATTACTTCCTGAGAGAATAAACGATACGAGTAAATTAGCCGAGGTGATTCCTGATAATATTACAGTATCAGAAATCGCAAAAGACAGAAACGGCAATCCTGTGTTTCACCCGATTGGCTAATTAATCGTGTATGTTTTCCAAACGAGTAAAGGAGGAAATTATGAAAGACAACAGAGTTTTATCTGAAGATTACAGTAAATTGTCCGTAATCAATAAAGAAACAGGCGAAGAAATAGCGGTAGTAACCCATGAACTAATTACTACCGCTGATGAAAAGATTATTGTTAAATTAACACCTAAATACGATTAATGCCTTAATTATAATATGCTGGGAGTTGATAAAAATGCTAACAAAACATGACGAAGAATTTGGTATGCAATAAAATGCAAGGGGACAATCAATAGCAACATATTATTAAAATATAGAAAGGAGATATTTTAAATGGGTAGAAAGAAACAAACTGATATTTTTCCGCATGTTAGTTATATCTGTGTTGGAGACGAAGCCCCTGTTAGATGGGATTCTCTAAGTAAAGAAAAGAGAGCGGAGTACTCAAAAAAAATGATGGATAAGGTTTCCGAAAACGTGAGCCGGCATATAAATGCCCACCCCGAGGAACTAGAACCATTGTTATAGTAAAAAAATCAAGGAGAAAACCAATGAACAATTGAAGGAAGTGAAACCAATGAGAATAAAAAAGGAATATAAAACACTGATACCGCCGTTATCGCCGGAAGAATATCAGTATCTTGAAGAGAACATATTAAAAGACGGTGTAAGGGAACCGTTAGACGACAAAATTTAAAGCCAAGGAGGAAAAAATGAAGCAGACGGAATATAACATAAAAACACGGCAATGCAAGACAAATTACAGTCCCGATCCATGGGGAGAGTTAAAAGAAATTAATGACCGTGCGATTATTGATAATATGATTAGAGACTATACTCAGCTTAATATTAAACAGGGCGTGACCAGAGAGCAGCTGAGAGGATAAAATGGGTAAGGAGGAAAAGAAAAAATGGGAACTACATATAAAAGCCGTGTTTACACGGACAGACCGGACTACGCTGATTTTGACACACCAGCAAAATTTCTAGCGATACAAAGCATTATTGCTAAAAGATTGCAGCAGCACCCGAAAGCAATTTGCTCTTACTCAGGCGGGGCAGACAGCGACATCATGATTGACTTGATAGAGCGTACGAGGGAGCTTTTTGAACTGCCGCCGGTTAAATATGTTTTTTTTAACACAGGACTTGAAATGAAAGCAACCAAAGACCACGTTAAAAAAACGTCTGAAAAATACGGTGTCGAAATTGAGGAATGCCACCCAAAAATAAGCATTGTACAAGCAGCCAGAACCTATGGAATACCCTTTGTATCAAAAATTATGAGTCAGGGGTTGGAAAACTGGCAGAAAAAAGGCGTACCACTGAGCATTGCGGAGGAATACGACAAAGCCGAGGATAAGGCGGCAAAAAGAAGAGAACTGAAGGAACGATACCCCAAGTGTGAAAGCCTGATCAACTTCCTTTGCTGTTGTAATTCCGCCGGAGAACCCAGACCTAACATACAGCTTGTAATCAACAGTTCAAAGTATATGCGAGATTTTATCGCAGAGTACCCGCCGGATTTTAAAATATCCGCTAAATGCTGTGATTATTGCAAGAAGCAAATTGCACATAAGGTGCAGAAAGATTACGAATTGATAATCACAGGAGAACGCCGTGACGAGGGCGGAATGAGGTCGGTACCCCGCAAAGATAACACTGCACTATGCTTTACGCAAACCAGCACCGGACAGTACAGACTCAGACCTCTTTACTATGTTTCCGACAAGGATAAGGAATGGTACAAAAATTACTATGGAATTAAGTACTCAGACGCTTACGAGGTTTACGGATTAACTAGAACAGGTTGCTGTGGCTGCCCGATATCTTACAAAGCGGTTGATGACCTCGAACAGATACGTCCATATGAGCCGAATGTCGTAAAGGCGGCGTGGAACATTTTCGGTAAGAGCTATGAGTACAGACAAAAATACAACGCTTATAAGGAAGAAAGAAGAATAAAAAATGAAAGGATATAAAGGATTTGAGCCGGGGCTGATATGCCGAGGCAAACAGTACGCAGAAAATACAGTATTTGAGGAAGAAGAAGCAGAAATATACAGTTATGGAATGCATTTTTGTGAAAACCCGTTTGATGTATTGGGTTATTATGGTTTCACAAATGATAATGGCGATTTCAATGAGTTTGCAGAGGTTGAAGCATTAGATGAAGTAAAAACTGATGATAACAGAAAATTCTGTACTAAAAAACTGAAAATAGGTGCAAAGCTGTCAATATCAAAATTTATAAATGCCTGTGTTGATTTTGCTATAGAAAAAACATCAACATGTATTGCTGATAATAAAATAAGCAGCGGAGATTTTGCACAGATAGGCAGTAGCGGAGATTCTGCGCAGATAGGCAGTAGCGGATATTCTGCGCAGATAGGCAGCAGCGGAGATTTTGCACGGATAGGCAGCAGCGGAGATTCTGCAAAGATAGGCAGTAGTGGAGATTTTGCACAGATAGGCAGCAGCGGAAAAGATTGCGTTATCTGCTGCGCCGGTCACAATTCAGTCGTGAAAGCCAAAAAAGGCAGCTGGATCACGCTGGCGGAATGGGAATATTCTGAGGAAAAGGAACGTTATATTCCAAAATGCGTAAAAACGGAATTTGTGGACGGCGAACGAATTAAGGAAGATACGTTGTATAAACTTATAGACGGTGAGTTTGTTGAGGTATAAAAAACCGCCTGCCCTGAGGCAACAGGGACAGGCAAAACAAAATTTTAAACACGTTAATGATAACATGAAAGGAATGAAATGTCAAGTGAAAGTTTTAATAGCCTGTGAGGAATCACAGAGAGTATGCTCGGCTTTTAGGGAGCTTGGACATGAAGCGTATAGCTGCGACATACAGAAATGTTCCGGCGGTCACCCAGAATGGCATATATGTAATGATGCTTTGGACATAATTAACGGCAACACGGATTTTTTTACAACAGATGGCAAACTGCATACAGTTAATAAATGGGACTTAATTATTGCCCATCCGCCGTGTACATATTTGTCTATCGCATGCACACAAGGGCATACCCTAAAAAAACGCACTCTACAACAAATATCAGACAGAACTATGCTGAGAATACAGGCACAACAATTTTTCATGGCGTTTGTAAATACGGATTGTGAACAGATTGCAGTTGAAAATCCTGTCGGAGTAATGAATACTGTCTATCGTTCGCCTGATCAGATTATACATCCATATTATTTTGGTGACCCGGAACTAAAAAGGACATGCCTGTGGCTGAAAAACCTGCCCGTTTTGGATTATTCTGAGACAATTATTGATAAACCAAAGCCAATCGGAATAGGCAGTAACGGCAAAAAAGTGTATTTTACTGAAGGGTGTTCTAAAAATCGGAGTGTAGCCAGATCCAAAACCTTCCCCGGTATAGCCAGAGCAATGGCTGAGCAATGGGGCGGTAAGATAAATTAAAACGCAGGGAGGAAACCAAAATGTACACAGGGAAAACCCATACAGTATATGCAATAGCATATTTTAATGACGTCATATACAGTTCGATTTTTTACGAAAATGAGGACGATGCGGAACAGTTCGTAAATGACGGTATAGGCGAAAAAATTATAAAAGTACATCTGTCAGACGAATCATATAAAGTGTTAAAGAGAAAAGGAGTTATAAGATGAGCTGCATTTACGATCATGACAGTCCTTGCGAGTGTGATATTGAAGCATGCAGAACCTGTTATAAAAATCCGGACAAGCCGGAACCGGATTGCGATTTTATGAGAGATTTGGAAAGCGGTAAAGACTCATGATACTTGCAGATCCTAAAACCCATGATGAATGGTTATCAGCACGTTGTGCAGGTATTGGCGGAAGTGACGCGGCGTGTGTTCTGGGAATGAATAAGTACAAGACAAATGTGCAGTTATGGCAGGAAAAAACAGGTGTTTTCAAGCCGAAGGATATTTCAAATAAGCCTGCTGTTGCATACGGAAAGAATGCAGAAATCCATTTAAGAGAACTTTTCAGACTTGATTTTCCCCAATATGATATTGAATATCATGAATACAGAATGTATGCAAATGACAAATACCCGTTTATCTTTGCAACTCTGGACGGCGAATTGACTGATGAATCAGGCAAAAAGGGAATTCTCGAAATCAAGACTACAACAATTCAGAATTCTTCTCAATGGGACGAATGGGACGGTGGAGTTCCGCAAAATTATTACATACAGGTATTGCATCAGATGCTTGCTACAGGCTGGAATTTTGCAGTACTAAAGGCACATATCAGGTATTTTAAAAATAATGATATATGCACCGCAACCAGACATTATTTCATTGACCGTAATGAAGTGCAAGAGGATATAAAAACACTCCTCGAAGCTGAAATTAAGTTTTGGGAGCATGTACAAAATAAAACAAAACCGGCGTTGATTTTGCCGGAGATTTAGGAGGGAAACAATGGACTTTAAATTACAAACGGACTTGAACACTTTGCCGTCTGTTATAGAATTTAACTATAGTGAACTAAAAGCCGAGATGACTGAAAGACTAAAATATTACAATAATTTAGTGGTTTCAGAAAACAGCATTAAGTCGGCAAAAGCTGATAAAGCAAATTTAAATAAATTAATAGCAGCCATTGAAAGTGAACGAAAAGAAGTCAAAAGACGTTGCCTTGAACCGTATAACGATTTTGAAGCTAAATGTAAAGAACTTGTTATGTTAGTCAAAGCCCCTGTTGTTGCAATTGATAATCAAATAAAAGAATTTGAAAACATAAAGAAGCAAGAAAAGTATGACGAACTGAAATTCTGCTTTGATAATTACATAGGAGATATGGCTGATATCATTAAATTTGATAAGATTCTTAATCCTAAATGGGGCAATGCCACAGCAAAAATTGATACCCTGAAAGCGGAAATTGAAGATAATATCGACCGTATCAAGAAGGAACTTGAAACGCTTAATACCGAATATGCAGACAAGCCGTATAAATCCGCTGTGATTTCCGAATACTGCAAAGAATACAGTACAAGTCAGGCATTGGTATATGCCGCACAGCTTCAGCGTGAAGAAGAATTGCAGAGGAAAGTTCTTGAACAGACAAAAACGCAACCAGTACAGCAGGAAGTTGTTCAGACTGTTTCAGCAGCGCAATCCCAGCAGCCTAAAGAACAGTTGGGAACATGTGCATTTCGTGTAATTGGAACATATAATCAGATTAAAAATTTACGTAAATTTATGGTTGATAACGGTATTAAATTTGAGACGATTAAAACGGAGGGAAATTAAAATGGCAGTAAAAAACAGTTTAGTTAAACCGGGTGGAAAAAAAGTCCCGTTCACAGTTCAGCTTCAAAGCAAAAGTTATCAGAATCTAATTAATACAACACTCCGAGATAAAAACACAGCTAACCGCTTTATTGCTTCTATTACATCGGCAGTGAGTGCCAATCCTGCGCTACAGGAATGTGACGCCGGTTCAATTCTTTCAGCCGGATTACTTGGCGAGGGCTTGAAGCTTTCCCCGTCTCCGCAGTTGGGACAGTATTATTTAGTACCGTTTAATGATAATAAAAACGGGCGAAAAGTTGCACAATTTCAGCTAGGATACAAAGGATACATACAGCTTGCGATTCGTTCTGGTCAGTACAAGAAATTAAATGTATTGCCGATAAAACAAGGAGAATTGATACACTTTAATCCTCTTGAGGAAGACATTGAAGTGCAGTTGATTGAAAATGAAATTGACCGTGAAAATGCTCCTACAATCGGATATTATGCAATGTTTGAATATATAAACGGCTTTAAAAAGGCTATTTATTGGAGTAAAGAAAAAATGGAATCTCACGCTGAAAAGTATTCAAAAGGATATCAAAAGCGTTCCGGTTATACATTCTGGGAGAAAGATTTTGACGGAATGGCTTGCAAAACCATGTTAAGACAATTAATCAGCAAATGGGGTATTATGTCAATAGAAATGGAAAAAGCCGTTACAAATGATATGGCAGTTATTAATGAACAGGGTGAAGCGGAATATGTAGAAACTATTCCTGAAACCGGAGAAGTTATTGAAACAGAAGAAGTTGTAGAATCAGTCACTACTGAGCAGCCGCCTCTTGATGATTTTTCCAGTATAATGGAGGGATAACGTATGCTGAACAGAGTGATATTAATGGGTCGGCTGACTGCCGATCCTGAGCTAAGACAAACACAAAGCGGTATTTCATTTGTAAAATTCAATATAGCCGTGGACAGAAAATTTAAAAATGATAACGGCGAACATCAAACGGATTTTATTAGTGTTACTGCATGGAGAAAGACTGCTGAATTTGTCAGCAAATATTTTTCCAAGGGACAGATGATTGTCATTGAGGGAAGTTTAAGAAACAATAATTATGAAGACCAAAACGGAGTAAAGCATTATTCCATGGACGTTCAGGCGGATAATGTTTCATTTGCAGGCAGCAGGAACGATAATAATTATACTGCAAATACACCGCAAACCACACAGGTATCAAATCCGGTAGAAGACGTTCCACTCGGAGATCTAGCCGACTTT